GTTTTGGTCAAGTGACCCGCCGTGGTGGCAGACGCATAGAGAATATCGCCGTCGACCCAAGTCTCTGTGGCGGACAGGTTAGTATCCCCGCCATCGGTGCGCATACCGAACAGTTCGCCGAAGGCGACAGCGTACCCCTCGCCGTTATTAGCAAGTGTTCTATCTGCAAGGCCTATGAGATAGAGCTCGTCAACGAAACTGCCGTCTGCTTCATCCGCGGCGATGAACTTAGCTACCGTGATCTTTCCAGAGGCGCCAACGGCGCCAGTAGCATAGACCGGCTGGCCTTTATAGATCGTAACGCCGCTGGTGTTTTTTACCGGGATATTGTTACCCGCCGTCAGGACGTCGTAGGCCGTAGCAGACACGTACACTACCGCAGAGCCGGTCAAGTTAAGCGGAGACCCGGCGCTCGAGCTTTCAGTTACTACTCGGGTTAGCGTAGTCCCGGTATCCGTGTAGACCCCGGTGCCGATTTCCCAGTTTGCGCCTTCTTCAATAACATAGGAAACGATGTCTCCATCGCTAATCCCGCCGTCCGCGAACAACTGGTAGCCTGACTCAGCGGAACCAAGCGTGATGGTGCCTGTACCTGTTGTCGCCGTAGCGACCTTTATACGGTTACCAGTAGCAATGGCCATAGCTCTTACTTCTTCCTAGCCTTAGCCACGCGGAGGCGCTTGGCCTTGTCCACGTCGGCCTGGGTGATCTTTTTGCGGGGCGGCTCTACCGCCGCCAACCGCTTCTGTTTGACGCTATACTTGTCGTACGGCATAGCAGTTACGCCAAGCGTAGGATAGCATTAGTCGCGTCCGCAGTAGGCATAGTCACAGTAAATGTGCCGCTTGAGACGGCCTTAGCGCCGCCGAAGTCAATGACCATAACCGCTGGGTCACCTACAGGGGTGTCGTTATAAATCAACGCGCCATAGGCGGTGAATGTAGCCGAAGTCCAAGAGGCATCAGCGAAATCCACATACGCGGTTGTTCCAGACACAGCGGTTACGCCGGACGTAAGCGCCACGCCGGGGCGAGTATATCCGCCGGTAGCATCAGCCAATTCCCCCGTAGCGGTATAGGCCGTAGTCGCTGCTGTGAGTGCCGCGGAGTTATCGTACAACGCCATCTTGAACGTGTCGTTGTCGAAGTCGTGTCCGCCTTGCAGCAGCTCTTGTTTGAACGATGTGCAGATCGCACTACCAGAAAAAGCCATGTTACATACTCCTTACGTACTTGGCGATGTCAGGGTGCCCCGCACCCTCTAGTTTAGTCGCCACCGTAGTGGCATGGTTTTGTTCCACGGCTTTGCCGTAGGCTAACATCAAGCCAGCGATGCGCTGCTTGAATGCGTGTGCCTGCTCTCGCACGTGCGGAGCGGCGTTATCTGAGACGGACATCATCTTGTCCATGTACTGAGGCAGGAGCTCCTCCGGGGTAAACCCGCGCCCATCTACCGAATAAACCTTTGCGTGCCCGAGCTGGACACCTCCCGAGGCGCCGATCATAATTTACCATCCCTATAGGCGTCGCGCTGCGACCGCGTTTGAACAATACCCAGCATAGCAACTGCGTCGTCATACTGAGCCCGATACTGCTGCAACATATCGCCGTCGCCTTTCAGGAAGGTATACGCTTCAACGAGACTGCCATTAAGCAAGGCTGTTTCCGCGTTATCCCCCAGCCACGAAGTGTTCGTGTCACTTCCTACAATCGACGGCGGGTCGTAGTAGTAATGTAGTTCGATAGTATAATCGAAGTCTGGCGTGGGGCCAAACATAAACGTGCCCTTGTCACTTCCGCGAGATCCATCAAACTGGGCGTAATACCGTGGAGTGCCCGTAGTTGACGCCGATGGATACGCCGATCGAATGAAGTTCACGTCTTTGTCGATCAGGAACGAGTATTGCCCGTCCGCTCCAGCAACTGACATGGAGTAGACCGCGATGAAGTCCTCAGGCCGCTTAATGTACTCCGTGCCGGACACCAAGGCATTGGTTGCGTTTTTACGCAGCTCCGGAATCTGAATAGTACGCACGATGCGCTGCTCAGCGGCGCGAACGAAGTTAGGAATGTTCGCTACCAGCGTTGTTTCAGATGTCTCCAAGTAGTCCTGGATAGCTTGCTTAAGTTCGCCGTAATTCATGTCCTCTAGTCCGTCACCGTTATTGTGTTGCCCATGTACGTGTAGCTGGTACCATAATAGTACAGGGTATCGGGCGCGTCTGCGGCCACGGTAATACTAACGGTAAATCCAGTCGGATCAAGCACGACTCCGTCGGTATACTCCACGCCGGAGTTGTGTATTCCATCCTCTGTAGTGGAGAAGAATATGCGGACGGTGTTATACATAGCAGCGCTCACGTGCACGAACCTATATGTGTTGCCGCGAACCATAGTCAGGGGAGGCCCTTGGAGCCCATTAACGCCATTTATATACGAGCCGTTGATCATATGCGCAACTTTTCCGCCCCCGGTAATAGAGCTCTTCGAATATGTAATTACTTCCCCAGCGGCGGGCGTCCCTTGGCTCACCGAGGCGCTAACGCCAGTTACCGGCACTTCGATCGAAACGCCCGCCGAAGCGCTGCCGACACTCCCCGCCATACCTAACCCGCTGAGGGTCACGCTAACACTAGACGCCGGCTGTGAGGCCCCGGTAGTTCCTGAGAGCGCCAACCCGGACAAGGCCACGGAGATGCTGGAGGATTGGGCCGAAGTACCTACAGACGTTGATACCGCTTGTCCGGATATGGGGACGACCTGCGTATCAAACGGTGTCACAGACCCTACCCCAGCGGACATGGATACTCCGGAGGGGTACACATCCACATTGGACGTGATGATGCCCACGGTGCCGGCTCGTAGGCCCAGCGCGGGGGATAGAGCGCCGAACTTCTTATGCGTGTAGTTAATATCTCGGCCGGGAGAAGTATCGGGGCGCGGGTTCTTAAGGCTCTGAGCGTCGGATGTATCCGTGCGACCGATGAAATTCTGCGGATGATCTTCGTCTAGATGCTCTTTGGCCACGAGCAGGCCCGTCTTAACGCCGTTGACGATTTGGGGCACGAGCTCGCGCAGCGGGTACCGAAGCCCCGACCGGTCGCAGATCCCCCAAGCTCGTTTACCAGCGGCGTAACGCATCAGTACCCCCGCATATCCGGGGTTACATGGAATGAGGCGCGGGACTCGTCCTCAGACGCCGCCAGAGCGAACTGCTCTTCATACTCGGCTTTGAGCCCCATAACCCGATCGGCTGCCTCTGCCTTCTTAACGGCGATGCGATACGCCAAGCCCGCGACGAGCGCAGGGACAAAGCGCGGCGGGATACCCGCCGTAGTGCCGATACCAGACGCCAGGCCGTCGAGGCCCTTCATGCGCTGGTAGTATAGAGTGTAGGCCTGGTCAGGGACTGGCCAGAGCGTGATGTGTACCCCGTCCGACGCACGGTCTACATAAATCTGGCTGGGGCGCCCGGTGGTGTTCTTAACCGACTGCGCGGCGTACTCGGACCCACTGATGCGGGTCAGGGCGTAATCTACCTGGGATGTGCCGGTGCCGGTGCGGATTTGATGCTCTATTACGTCTATGGTATCGACGGGCATATCGTAAGACGCGGTGCTAGCAGAAAGTGCTAGCGTGCCGCTGTCGACCATGAAGAGGTTATACCCGCGGTTCTGCCACTCGAGTAGCATGAGGTTAAGGCTACGAGTTGCGGTCTTCAAGTCATAGCCGGTCTGCATCTCGAGCCCAGCGCGCTCGTATGCTTCCTCAAATATCTCCGCCATGTTTGGAACGACTACTGCCACCGCGTTCTACTACCTTCGTTCTCTAGCCCGCTAGGGGCAGAATTGAAATGCGATACTGCCTGGCACAGGGATACAAAGTCCGATATGCTCAGGGATCCGCGGGCCATATTAACCCGCTTGTGTACGAGATGCACGTTGTCTTTCGTGTACCCCACGTTGTTATCTATGCGATCGAGCGACCAGGTGCGCGGATATTTGTCTAATGCCACGCCAGACAATGCGCATAGCCCCCGTTGGTCCTCCCACGTCCGCACTAGGTCTTCGATGCGCAAATCGAAGCGCCGGCCTCTATCTGCAGCCTGCTTAGCGAACACGTCGAAATCACCGACCTTAAACCCGTCAATCCGCGGCGTACTGGCGGCGGTGTTGGTAAAATTTGCGCATGTCCTACATAACCAATTCGCCCTCGCGGAGCTCCTGGCGTGGTCCTTGCGCGTGTACGACTGCTCAACGCCGCATCCTGTGCAGGTAGAGCACCATCTCCCCTCCGCGTTTTGATACACGCCAAGTGCGGTATCACTACTACGATCCCTAACGGTTCGGTAATCTGCCGCGCAGCTACGGCACGTGCCCCGACGCAATGCGATACGCGCCGTTACCTTATTGGCTACGACCCGCGGCTCTCCGCACCCTACGCAGGAGAACAGAAACCCGCTAGCATTTCTTGTGATCCGGGGGTCCACAATCGCCCGCATCGCTACTTCTTACCCCGACAGTCCCACGCTTTACGAGACCAGTAATTCGCGGTTAACTTACTGTCAGTACCTTTAATTCCGCCGCTTCGCGCGCAGTAGCTCTTCTTGCGCGCTGGCTGGTCTTTCTTGATGGACATGTTCTGGTCCCCGAACCGAATTGTCTTCACCTTGTCGCCTTCTTTTGCGACGACGATATGCGACTTCTTCGGGTGGTTGGGAGTGCGCTTGGGTTTGTTATATCCCGATACGCCCGCCCGCGCTAGGCGAGGGTCTTTACTTGCCGGCATAGTTCCGCTCCAAGAGAGCGCTTATTCGCCCTAGGGTCTCCCTCATGGCTTCTAAGCTAGATTCAATGCGCCCAAGCTGGACGGCTTGGGTCTGGGCCGTGGCCCGAATATCAGAGACCTCGGATTCGAGCGACGCGATACGTCGGTTATTCGACGCTACGTTACTGTCCAAGGTCGAAAAGAACCAAATGGCTCCGGCAAACTGCACGACCATAACCGCGATGATCGTGACTGGGACGCTCTTGGATAGATGCCAATCTTCGCGTTTCTCAGCCATCCTGGCCTCCTTTTATTCGTAGTAGGCCGTAACGATGGTTCCGGTCGGTAGGGCAGAGAGGTAAAGGCCTGTCTCAAACAGGATGCCTCGGCCGGGGAGCGCGGCCTCTTCGGTGTTGTCCGACACCGCGGTGTCGATTGAGTACAACGTAGCGCCGCCCGACCCGTCAGTGAAAGTGATTGTGCCCACGGCCGTGGCCGATTTGACCCAGAGGCCGCGAAGGCGGGCGCGGCCCGCGTGGACCGCTCCCGTCGCTGTAACCCGCTTAGCGTGGATGTCATTCATCTACCTGGACCTTATACGGCAGCAGAGAACGGAGTAGCCAGGGTGCCCGAGCCTACGCTCAACACCTCAACTACCCAAGAGCCAGATGCGATGTCGCGGAGCACGATCTTAGTGCCGATCAAGCCGCCGGTAGTCGTGCCGTTCATGGTGATAGTGTCTGAGTCAGCTGCGGTTACAAACGCCGCAGACTCGTCTGCTTCAGTGCTGAGTCCAATTGCAGCCGCTGCGCCGACCATAACGTCAGAAGCGCTGGCGACCTGAACGACCAAAGCGTTGCTGGTGATCGCTGTAGTGACAATAAACGTGTATTCAGCGCCTGTGCCGGTAGCCGCGGGAAGGGTGATAGTCGTGCCGTCTGCCTTGGCTACTGTAACCAAACGGCCGCTGTGTGCGGCCTCAGTGACGGACAGGGTAGCGGCGGTATGCGCTACTACGGATGAGGCGCCGGGCATGAAGCCCCCGGCAGAGGCCACAGGGCCTGAAAAATTAGTCTGAGCCATGTCAGTATCCTCGAAGGTAAGGGGTGGGAGGTAGGCTAACGGAGAAGAAATTGCCTACCTCCCTGGCCCGCAGCAGCAGGGAGGGACCGCCGCGGGCGAGCTGTTATGCGCCCGGAGACGCGTACATTGCCAGAGGATCAGACACGCCGAACGAGTAACGCTCTTGCGCCTTGTAGCGCACGTTACCGGTATCGAAGTCGCCGTCCATCTTCTGGGTCAGAGCCTTACGCTGGAAGTGCTTAAAGCCATCAGTCACGCTAGTCTTCAAGAACCAAGCATCGGTGTCTGTCAGATAGTGGTTGATGCAGTAGCCTTCCGGGATAGCTGACAGTGAGCGCAACGCGTTCAAGTCGTTATCCGCTGTACCGACACGCAGGTTAGAGCCGAGCAGGCGCTCAGCGACGAACTGCAGGTCAGGCGGCAGGATCAGCTTCATCGGGCGAACTGCGATCGGCAGGTTGCGATCGTCTACCCACTTGGAGATGTCGATCACTGCTT